CTTGTATTCGCACGGCTTTTGTCAAGCGAGCGTCACCGTGGGGTCACACGGAAAAGTTGACAAGTGGATAATGTGGATCCGCGCCCCAGCCTTGAGGGGATCTTAGACACATAGGAGGAGTTAGAGATAGTTGAAAAGTGCTTGACCATCTCAATCACCTTAGGGGCCAGTTGGGGTTGAAATACCCAAAACCGAACCCCGGAGTGAGACCGTGGAAGAAGTCAGTCGCCAGTTCGGCTGAATTCTCTATCCAATTTCGTGGGTCGAATCCCGGGTTTTCCCGGATAGCGGGCGAGCTTTTCAGCTCATCTGCGATTCGATCCCAATCTGGATCGTCCCACCTCTCATGAGGTAGCCTCTCTTGGAGCTCTTTGCTCCAGGAAGGCCTAATCCTATTGTGTCGCTCGACCCGATCAGCGTTGTCGCTGAGCGGGAAGAGTTCTTGTTTAACCACATAAGTCGAGGTTATCCGACGGAGGGTCGGGTCGTCATCAGAGATTGATGCAAATTTTGTACGTGTCTCCTTGTTGAGCTTCAGAGCCCAAGCCCGGACCTTAGCTGTCAGGCCCATTAACTGGTCCTTGTCAAACTTAAGGTCATCGGGTGGCGGAGTCCGCCACAAGGGAAAGACACTAGGGGCAACCTTGAGGATCGCGTCTGTCAGAGGGTAAACCTGGATTCCGAACTTAATGTCTCGGATGCCAGGCCTCGGCAGATACGTATACCGATTGGTCACCTTATCGTACTCAATTTCATCTTCACTGGCCTCAACAGTCTGGTACTTACGCAGGAAGAAATCTTGCATAGAGCCCATCAAAGACTGGATGAGTGGCGAATCAGAGAGCTTTAACGACATCTCCCTGCCTTGGATCGAATTTAGTCGACAGGCAATGATCTTCTGAGCATCGGTAAGTTTTTCTTTCTCGTTCAACTCGAGCCCAAGACCCCCAAGGGGCACAGGCAGAGAGCGTGAGACGAGGAAGCCGGCATCGACTTTCGTCTTGCCGGACTTACCTTCCCAGATATGACCACGGGGGATGTCGAAGGCCTTTACGTAATCGTCGTTGGCTTTAAGCCATAGACTATTCCATAGAGGTCTCCGGTTCGTGTCCACGATGGAGTTTAGGAACTCCTTCTGGACCAGTGGTAAGAAAGACCGAGTATCCTGGTAAAAGGCAGAAGCCTTTCCAGTGAAGTTCGCAAGATCCTTGCGTTTTTGAAGGTAGCTAGGGCCTAGTCCGGACCACCAAATGGTGCCAATCCGTTCTGGCTGGGACAACTCATCACCAACAGGAATGAGCTCTCCTACCTTCTCTTCATTAAAGTACTCAGGTCTATCACTGATGAACAACTGTGAATTAATCGTGAAAAAATGTGAGGAGAAATAGTTCTTCCCCACCGACTTCTCTAGCCCGTAAAGGGCGATGGCACGAGACCAGACGTTGTAAAATCGTTTGGTGGCCTGAAAGAGGATGTCGTCTCCATTCACGAGGATGGGTAAGTTGGACAAGGCATCCTTTCCGTCGCGCACGAAGCGTAACTGGAAGGTTGTCTTCTGGGCATCGAGGATCCGGAGAGCAAAGAGCTCTTCAAGATTCCCGGGGCCACGAGTGTCCATCTTTACCCATCTGTAAAATAGGGGCTCCACCTCACCTGTGAAGGAGTTACTATACATGTGGCCATGGTCCCGAAAGGACCTAACCGCATGCATGTGCTCTTCCTCAAGTTTGGTGAAGACAGGTTCACAGAATTGAGTCAAGATGGAGAACTGTGACCAGTCTCTCATCCGTTCTGGAACCGACCTTTGTGATGGCGCTAGTGGGCTTTTCAAACCGCCCAACATCTCCGCCATCCCTAGTCCCCCATAATATTCACGTACCCTTCCGCTTGCGACCTCCCACTCTAGATAGAGTTGGGAGGCGTGGCAGTAGGCGGCGGCATTAATTATACAAAGTACTGGGAAGCTCAACACATTACCCATGAGCTGCCCCCGGGTCTGTTTGACCAGGGGCTCTTCAATGATCTCGAACCATGGGTCCACCTTGTAGGTGTCCTTAAAAAGTTCGTAGATGTCAAAGAAGCTCGGGGGTGGGCGTTCGAAGAATTTGCGGTTATAACAAACCCGCACGTTCTCTTCACCCACCATCCGACGTTCCAGTTCCAAAATATATTTTATGCCTTCTCCATCCAATGTTCGAGTGTAATTCAAAATCACCTCGGTAACTGACCGGGCCATGGCGTCCGCGTGTGGTCGGAGCTCTGCAGGGAAAGCGATCTTCTTGAAGATCCGCCGGACCGTGTAGTCAGTAACATTGGAATAAATGGAGTCAGTAGCCCCCTTGTAATCGCCAGAGACAAAGGCAAGTCCCTTTCGGAACAAGCCGTCAATGGCCTCTTGGACGTAGGTGCCTTTTGTTAACGTAAAGCACTTGCAGTCCTTGAGACGGGTCCAGAGAAATTTCTGAATCCGTGATGCGAGGTACCGTAAACCGCCAGAGTCGATACTAATCGTACGAACTTTGAGGGGCTCCAAAAGGGCCACCACCTCCGCTTCGTTGTCCGCCGTAGCGGCCTCCTCAACGTAGCGTTTTAAAAGTTCGTCCTCCTCTTCATCCCGTGCGAGCTTTCTGCGGAGAGTGAGAGTTTCGTAATCCCGGAGCGGCTTTTCAGCCGTACCTTCCGGAACGCGTTTCTCTCCCTCATCTCGCATAACACGCTTGCCCGATGCGGACATGGAGTGGAGGTGATCGAAGGATAGGGCCGTGCCATAGTCACGGTACCCCGAAAAGCCCTTCTTCCCACATGGTTCTAAGTGGGGACCTGAGACCTGGGCCTTTAGCCCGTGTCCAGATCGAAGTTTTGATGATGAGTTAACCTTCTGCCTTTGGCGAGTAGCAAATGGAATTCCATTGTATTCGTCAACACTGACGTCCTTCGCCCTCTCCTCCAAGAGAGCCGCCCTGTCCGTCAGTGTGCCCTTAGGCAATTTGGAGAATAGTACATACTCCTCCGGTATAATCGCATCAACAATTTCAGAAAGGCAATCCTTCTGTCGACTCGAAAGCCTTGGATTAACCTGAGAGGTGAGCGTTTCTTGATGCTCTTTTACAGCGGCAGATAACTCTGGAAACGTCAGAGGTGGCGCGAGGTTCTTCAGCGACAAAATGCTGAAGCACATCACGATAGCCCGACGTGAAGGAGTGATCTTGTCCTTCTGCCTCTCAGTCAACCTCTGGAGCACCCGAAGGCGCTCCTTCCCCTCAAGACCAAACAAATCGAGAAAGTAGAGTTTTACTCCACCGTCTTTTGCTTGGTAAGCCTCCCTTGGTAAATCCTTCGGCGGCTTGACCGGTTCATAGACCGATTCGAGAGGGGACCCCCTGGTGAGCTCAGCCATAGGCTGGGCCAGTGCGAATTTGAGCCAGGACTTCAGCTTTCCTGCCCCCACAAGGTGGAGCAGGTTCTTCATGGCCGCCTCCTTAAAGGAGTCTCTCTTGAGAAAGAGTGCGACCGCGTCGACAAGAAGCTGAAGCGGATTTTCCGCCTGATTCGACAGCATCTCAGAGTTAAAGGCAATGAAGTCCTCTTGGGACATCGCTGCCGGATGCTGCTTCGCCAAACCAGACGTATCTGACTTGTCCTCCAGTAAGAGGCTCTCCTCCTGTATTCCCGTATGGGGCAGGGAGTTGAACCTCTTCATGTACAAGTCAGAATTCCACCTATCATTACCTAAAACCCGCGTTCCGAACGGTGAAAACCGTTGGCCTGCTGATCTCTGGCGCCGAATAGGTCCTGGTGAACAGTAATGGTACCCTCTCTGGTAAAACACAGAACCCTGTTCTCGTCTCGAAAGACAGATTCTGGGAGGGGGGGCCGAAGCCCCAAGCGCGCTATCGGAATGCGCAACCGCGGGCGTACATACGCTTTGCAACACAGCTTCAGTGGAAGTGGAAGGAAGATCGCCGGAAGATTCCGGGCTCCCCTCCACTCTCATAGCTATGGTAGAC